AACTCAGGCATGAACCCTTGTTGTTCTTTGGAATATGATACACCATTCGCAGTCAGCGTAATGTTTTGATCACGGAACATCTCAGTGTTGATTTCTTTGTTGAGTAACTTGTCAACAGTTACACTCGCACGACCTTCAACCAAAGTCTCTGGTGAGATGTTGTATTGCATAATCAAGTGAGGATACAGTGAGTTCAAGTCAAACGACGCAACCCACTTGTGCAATCCAATCAACGGATCTTTAACATAAGCACCTTCGAACGCAGCGTCTTTGCGATTACCACTGGCTTGTGGAATCACGACACCTTTGTTACGCAGGTGATTGTAGATGATTGCATCCCACATGCGTACCTGACTGAACACATCATCATAGTTAATCTTAGCATTGTAAGCCATGGTGATTTGAAGTTCAATCAACTTCATCTTGTCTTCCAACTTGTCAACCAGCACAACGTCGTGAATGTTATAGTCAACGAACGTATCCCAGTGATTAGTGTAGAAGTCTTTGAATGAATCACCTGGATTCTCTAGCTTGTTCTCGCCAAGTTCAACAGACGCAATGTGGTCAAGTCTGTATGATTCTTGTGCGGAGTAAGTATACTTCTTGTAAAGATCGAGGTAGTCAAGAATAGCGATACCTGCAATGTCATAACTAATCTCTTCGTTACCACGAACAGTGATAGTGCGCTCACGCACCTGCTCCCATGGAGAAAGTTTCTTGACATAGGTTTCACCCAGCACATTCTCGATGCGACGAACGAGGTATGGGATATCGAAGAAGTTAATGTTCCAGCCAGTGACGATGTCTGGTGCATTCAGTGACCAGTGATTAACAAAGTCACGCAGCATCTCAGTCTCGCTTGGATACTGACGATAGTGAACATTGTCTTTCTTCTTCTGCCATGGACCAAGACCCCACACAACCATCTTCTTGCTGTAGTTATCTTGCATCGAGATAAGAAGAATACGTTCGTTCGCAGTCTTCATATCAGGGAAACCATTCTCAGTCTCCGTCTCGATGTCGATAGAACTGATACGAATCTTTTCGATATCGTGCTTCAGTTCGCCATGATAGTTGTCGCTGATGTATTGTGCGACGTAGTTGTTGTTACCGTAGATCTCGAAGCCAGAAACATCTTTGTACTTCTCGATGTACTCTTTCGTGTCACGGATAGTTCCTGGATGCAGTGGTGCTACGTATTGACCCTGCAGAGTTTTCCAGTCAGTGGGTTCACGTGACGGAACATAGATGGTTGGGGAGAAATCTTCTTTGCGCTTGAACTGGTTACCCTTTGAGTCATAACCACGGACAAGCATTTTGTTGCCATACTGAAAGACGTTAGTATACATTATTTTCCATAGAGAAGCATCATCACATCTAGCGCACAGTCATGCGTAGGATGATGCTTGATAACATTGTGGCGTTTGAAAGTAGGATGAACAACCTCGCAGTAACCATCTTTTGCAGTTTCGCAAAGCAGGTCAACAGCAGTTCTCACATCCCTCCACATATTATACATGACAATCTTCTCTTCGCCAACTGCGACTGCAAGAGAATCGATGGACATTTGATCGAGAGATCCACGTGCCCAGATTGTCTTATCACCACCGTAAGAGTTTATATACTCACGGAGTTTGCGAATAGCATCAGCAGGATGCAAGTCATCATCTGAAGGTTTCAGACTGACTCTTTTTACAAAGTTGTGTTGTTTATCCCACCACTCGAGCGTCTCTTTGTCGATGATGCGATTGTATTGTTTAACTTGAATGTCAACATCCAGCTTGACGAACAATGCTTTTTCTAAAAGCTGGTCGTAGTCGACCTTGTCATTGCTGTCGAAGTGAATGATTGATGCGGATAGAACGACGCTGGTTGATTCTACACCTAGCGTCTCGACGTCGAACATGAACATAATGAAAACCCTCCAGACCTTATTATGCCTGAAGGGTGATTAAAAGTAAAGGAAGTTATTTTGGAAGTTGACCAGCGTTTGCAATCACGATACCAGAACCATAGATCCTGTTGTATTCGTTTGCAAGTTTCACTTCAGGTTCAGCTTCAGATGCAATAGAATTATAGCGTAGAGTTACATTACCTGCAGCGTATGGCATATACTCAGCGATACCAACGCTAACGCCAGATTCAGTTTGCTGTAGTCCAATGTTTGCTGGACTCTCAATTACGTAGTGGTCAACTGTTTCTGCCACTACTTTGCCGATGACAACTTCGCCATTGTTCATCTTAAAAATTTTCACTGTCATAGTTATCCTATCTCAACTAGTTGGTCAATAAAGTCTGATGCTGTGTTGAAGGTTGTGAAGAACCTTACGTATACATCATAATTGTAAATGTGTTGCGCAACGAGTAACACATGTCTATCATCAAATACGGAAACCTTAAACCTCCAGTCGCCTCTGCGGACTGTAGTAAAAGTTACCATGTTGGGGAAGTGTTTTTTGTTCGCCATAATATTATTTATGACGAAGGGGGACTAAGTCCCCCTAAATTTCACTTTTTGGTTGGAGGTGGTGGCGTCTTGCCATTCACCCAGTCCCAATCATCATCTGTCATTGGGATCCAGTTATTCATTTGACTTTACCTCTCTTGTAAAGTCTGAACGCATGAATACCTTCTCCTAACCCGAGAACAACATTCTTAAAGTGTTTCAGCAGTTTTGTCATATGCATCCTCTCTTAAGAATTGCTTTCCCTTTCCTGCTTTTACTGGAACTTTCTTTGGCTTTGGTTGCTCTGGAATCAAACGCTCCAATGCAATCTTCAACATGCCGTTGAATAGTTCTGCGTCTTTAACTTCAATTTGATCATTGAGTGCGAACGCACGAGTAAAGGCTCGGTTAGCGATTCCTTTGAACAAGAAGTTGTCTTCTGTTTCACTGGATACATTACCTTTGACAACTAGCTTACCACCATCAATCTCGATGTCAATTTCGTTCTGACCGAAGCCAGCAACTGCCATCTCAATCACGTAGTGAGTCTCGTCAACCTTACGAATGTTATATGGGGGATAGTTTGGAATGTTTTTGGTAATGTCATCGTGCAGCTTTTGCATCTTCACGATCTGGTCATCGAAACCAACAAAGAACTTGTCAAAGTCTTTGAACGAATCACCGAAAACTTGTGGAATGAACTTAGTCATGTGCATCTCCTTACTGTTTCGCAAATGCTTTCTTCGCATCAAAGGTGTATGCTGCCATACCCATTGTAGTGAAGAAGTCATAATACGATTTCGCTACATTCTTCGCAAAGGAAGTCTGTGCAGAAATAAAAGTATTGAGAGGCTTTTTAAGTTCTTCGTTTTTGACGTATGTCTCAACGAATTTAGATTTGACACTTTGGAACGTGTCGATGGATGTATTGATGTTACTCAACATAGTTTTCTCCTATTAAGCGAGTTATAAAAATTGCTACCCCGAAGGCATAGCGTTGTCCTTGGTTTGTTTATCCAGTGCCAAGGCAGCTGGGTGACGCCTGTTGTTGCCTGTGTACGTCAAACAGGTCCCAAGGTAGTGGGACGAATTCTTTGAAGGTGTTTAACAAGGTTACCTCCAACCTTGTTCCCATCCCGATTGGGACTTGAAACTATTTAGGCAGCAGGTGCTGGTGCAGGGGCAGCAGCTTGAACCTGTGCACTACCTTGTTGCTGAATCTTATTGATCAACTGGAAAATTTGATCAAATGGGTGCTTACCCAATGAACCCAAAATAGCATTGACTTCATCGATGGTCAGTTCAAGTTTGATAATTTGTTGTGCTTGCTCGGACATAATATCTCCAAAATTAAAAATGATGTTTACTTCTTCTTGCCAATATTGTATTTAGGCACTAATTCCCACTCTTCCTTCTCTTTGTGGCTAACCACTTTGATCTGAGAGAGCGATGCTTTTGGTTCAGCTTTAGATGCTTCCACAATCTTCAGCAGTCCCCAATCTTGCAACAATCCACTGATGGTGTTTCTACGTTCCACATCATTGGATGTTATGTTGCTTTCTTTACCGTCCAAGGCAAATAGTTCTTTGAAATGGACGATGTAGTATCTACCCTGCTTGTGTAGAATATGGCAGGACTGATACAACTTACGGTCTTTTCTGGATGCGATCCCGATGCGGGTCAGAGTCTCACGGACTTTCAGGAAGTTGTCTGGTTCCTGAAGTGTGACTTCGAGCATGGATTCTGGCTTCCAGTCATAATAGATCATTTCGACGGTCATCTTTTACCACCTGTTTTTAGCTTTTCTTCAATGGTTTTCAACTGCTCTTCAGACAAAACTGAGAGAGCTTGTTTCGCTTTATCACTGGAATAATTATAGAATTCCATGACCATGGAAAGATACTTTTCTTCAGTGCGCTTATGCCACTTGGAGAATCTTTTCTTCCTTGGTATACTATTTAGCAAAAACTGAAATTGCCATTTCTTAGGTGTTTGATGACGGACATTCATCTCGTTTGCATACATAACCGAATCGTAGAAGTAAGATAACCCACGATTCACCATAAAGGCTGAGTAATCTTTTTCTAGATCAGGTTCTTCTGCGATAACATCCTTCTTCGTTTCGTTGATACAGTTTAGAAATTCAAATGGGTTCATGACTTAAATCCAACTTCAATAAGGTTATCCTCTTCAGCTGCAAAGAACTTTCCTGGGAAACGCTTACTCAAGTTTTCTTCAAGTTCCTTTCGTGTCTTACCTTGAGCCATGTAACCATGGTCTTCTAGGTTGTAAACGAAGTAACCTTCTTCATGTTTCTCAATCTTAATCTTGATAGTTTCTCTACGCAGTTCTCCCAACGCTTCTCTGGCATTATCTTCGAAACGAGTAATGAATCTACTCATGAGATATGTAGCATACCACTCACGTGCGTGCCAGCCAGCTAGAAACAAAATCAAACCAAACATAACCAATACAACAAATTCTTCCATGATGACCTCACTTGAATTTGCAAGATGTCATAATCTCCGTCATCGCAGCCATGGTATTTAGTTCATGGTCGGCAACGAATGCATCTTTGTATTGATAATCGGCAAGCGTAAGAACCAACTGAGGGATACTATTCAGTTCCAAGTATTCAGTTGCTTTGTCATAAAGCTGACGAAACAAGGTGGATGTTTCAATGTCACCATTGAGAGCAACCCACTTACGCACGTCACTAAACTTCTTATCCTTCAACAAACCAACGAGGGTCTTGTAGTTCTCATCAGACAGGTTGACCAACAAGCCAGAATCGATCTTACCTGAA